AATAAAAGACCCAGATATGAGATTTGAAGATGATATTTTCGATTTTGCCAATTTCGGCAAGGGCCAGGCCCCAGCCGAGCCAGAGGCAGCAATGGCCAGCGATGAGGGCGCAGATGCCGCAGACAGAGCCGAGGCCAAACGGGCACACCGACGTACAAAGGAGTGTACCGAACTAAGCCAGCGTTATGAGTACCGCCGTGCTTTCTCAGAGGTGAGAATGTTGGAGGCCATGAAATATGTGCCATTGCAGGATGGCCACACCTACAATTTCATTACCGCTGGCGACGTGGATAGTTTGTCATTCTTGAAAGTGGTATTGAACCAGCACGATTTGGATTTTATGCTTTGCTCCACATGGTGTATGGCCGCAGAGGATATTTTGCAGATTCAGCAATGGTGGGAGGCAGGGCGCATTAAGAAATTCGATATGTACATGGGTGAGATATTCCCCGGCAGTTACAAAATCGAGTGGCAGATGGTCAAGAAATTCTATGCCGCCCACCCGGACGTTGGCCGTGCCGCCATCTTCAAGAACCACAGCAAAATTTACGCAGGGTGTAACGTGGCCGATGGGTTTTACTTTGGCATACAGACATCGGCAAATATCAATACCAATCCGCGAACTGAGCAAGGGAGTATAACAGTCGATAAAGGTATCTTTGATTTTTACAAAGATTACTTTGACGGCATAAATAGTTTTGAGAAATGACAGAGCAGGAACGAGACAAGCAAAAGGCCGCAGTTGTGGCCGAGATAGTCAGGAGCAAAGGTTTCAAGACCGTGGCGTGTACAAACGTCGGCCTCAACCCACGGACGTTCAGGCAATGGATGGCCACAGATGCCGAGTTTAGGCAGGCCGTCGAGGATGCCGTGGAGATTGCCCGTGATTACCGCGACGATATGGCCGAAAAGAAATTGTATGAGAACGTGGAGGCAGGCGACGTGACCAGCATTATTTTTTACTGTAAAACCCGTCTGAAAAATCGAGGGTACACGGAAAAGGTATTGCCGCAGCCCCAGCCAGAGCAAGCACCGGCCCAGCCGACATTGCCAGAGCCTCAGATTGTGGATGGTGAGAAGATTGCCGCATCCATCCAAAAGAAGATTACGGCCAAAAAGACCTACATTGTTAAGTTGCTCAAAAAGCAAAACAAGTACACACCCGAACTGTCAATGCAGGTCAAGATTACGGCGCAGCTGTTGGTTAGGACAGAGATATTGGCCGAGCAGATATTTGATGCCAACCACAAGCCCGTGAATGTGGAGTTATCCCGTGAGGGCAATGAGCGTGAGAGTATCAGCCCCAAGGAAAAATTGTATCTGGATTTGCTGACCCAGAGCCAAAAGGCACTCAGGGCGTTGGGCATGAACACGGACAGCCGAGAGCGTAAGACCGACAACGATGGTTTTGCCGACTTTATTAACCAATTCAAGGATGAGGAAGAATGACCGAAGAAGAGAAAGTAAGAGAGCGACAATTTAAGGCTGATGTGGTGGCCGACCTGCAAAGGCAACGGCCATATCTGGCCACCCGTTACCGCCGTGCGCTGGATGATACCGACCCACGTATGGCGCAGTATGTGTTTGGTGTGATAGACAACCCAGATGCCCACAACCTTTATGAGCATTTGGCCATCCGGCGTTTCTTCAAGATGCTGGATAAGTACGATTGGAAGAAAGGCCGCGTTAAGCGTTTCATCAAGTTTTATGAGGTGTTGCGTTTCAATGGTACGTCTGGCAGAACCCGATATAAGTTGACACCCGTGCAGACGTTTCAGTTTGCCAACATATTCGGGTTTGTTGATGCAATTGGCCGTCGGCTCATTCGTACTGTTTATATCTTTGTGCCGCGTAAATTCAGCAAAACCACGTCGGCTGCATCATTGGCCGTGTTTGATATGCTGTTTGGCGACAACAATGCTCAGGCATACGTTGGGGCAAACAGTTATGAGCAGGCCAAAATTTGCTTTGACGAGATACGGGCAATAATGCAGGATATTGACCCATCCGCTCGGCATTTCCGCGTGAACCGTGAGAAAATCACCTTTAAGGACAGAGGCCGTGACAGCCTCATCCGATGCCTCACGGCTAACGCCAAGACGCAGGACGGTTTACACGCCTCATTGGTGATAATGGATGAGTACGCCCAGGCACGGAACACGGCAGGAAAGAACGGTGCAGACCTCAAAAACGTGCTGACATCTTCGATGGGGCCACGCCGTGAGCCGTTGACGATGATTATTACCACGGCCAGCGACGTGATAGATGGCCCGTTTGCCCATGAGTTGGAGGGCGTGAAAAAGGTACTCAGAGGCGAGGCCGAGGCCGACACCATGTTTGCCTCACTATTTATGCCCGACGTGGACGATGAGGAAAACGACCCTCATACATGGGCAAAGGTGCAGCCCCATTTGGGCATAACAGTACAACCCGATTTCTACGAAAAGGAGTATGAGACCGCCCAACTGTCAGCCGAGAATATGTTGGCGTTTCGTACCAAGTTGCTCAACGTGTTTGCCGTCAACGATGAAACGGCATGGCTACCAGAGAAAGTTTGCCAGAGCCTCATGGGAGATTTCGACATTGACCATGTGCAGGGCAAGCCATCGTGTGCCGTGGCGTTTGATTTGTCGGTGCATGATGATTTCAGCGCAGTATCATATACCATCTATCTGGAGGCCAACAAACGCTTTTATACCCATACCGACTATTATTTCCCGGAGGGCGCATTGCCCGGCCACCCCAATGAGCAGCTTTACAGGTTATGGCATGAGGCAGGGCATTTGAAGTTATGCAAGGGAAAGAAGATTGACGTGAGGCAGGTGGGCAATGATATATTGGCACGATCCAAACGTGTGCGCATTATCCGAATCAGTTACGATGCCTACAAAGCGCAGGATTTGGTGAATATCTTGCGAGTGTTGGGAGGCCCTGACACGTTGCAGCCATACAGCCAGACCAATGGCAATTTCAATTTGCCCGTCGAGAGTTTTGAAATGATGGCCTACAATGACCCACCCCAAATTACGCTCAACAACAACCCCATCAATCTGTATTGCCTGATGAATTGCGTAATTGACGAGGATAGGTTGGAGAATAAGAAGCCAATGAAAGTGAGCCAATACAGAAAGATTGACGGCGTGATTACGTGCCTAATGACAATTGGGGCACTCTATTCTTACGAAAGATAAGTTAAAGTTTGTTAAATATTTTTTGGCGGCTGTTTTGCTTTGTATCACATTGTTTTGCTTTGTCCTACATTGTAAAACGGCCATTTTTAATATGTGTATCTTTGCAGCAGATAACTTTGCAAAGATATGAATTTTCCTAAATGGCTGAACCCTGCAACGTGGTTTTCCAGAGAGGAAACCATTGTCGAAACAGGCACGGATGAGCAATCGACCGCGCCCGATACACCGCGCACGGGAGGTTACAGTTATTGGGAACTTTTGGCAGGTGGCAACAGCACCGCATTGTCTATTGCCACGGTGTACCGTTGCGTTAATCTGTTGGCCGATAGTGTGGCCGTTTTGCCGTGTCAGTTCATGCGGCAGAAAGATGGCCGTTTTGTCATTGATACCAACAGCCGATTGCATTACCTTTTGAACGTGCAGCCCGATTTCACATTGAGCGCGTTTGATTTCTGGCGTTTGGTAGTGCAGAGATTGTTGATGGACGGCAACGCCTACATCGTACCCATATACAACACTGCCACATTGGAGATTGACCGTCTGGCGTTGTGTGGCCGCGCCACAGTGACCCATGACACAACCAATGACACGTACACCGTCACAGATGCAGACAACGGGATTTATGGCGTGTATGATGAAGATGAGATTATCCACATTAAGGGCATGAGCGTTGACGGCAAGCATGGTGTGAGTGTATTAACGTATGCCCGTCTTACATCGAATATCGCTACCACAGGCGATGCCGAAACACTTAAACGCTTTGCCAATGGTGGTAACGTCAGAGGTATCATTTCCAACGATAACAGTGTAAGAGGTTTTGGCGAGTACCAGGATGAGGAATTGGAGAAAACGGCAGTTGATGTTGATGGACGTTTCCAAGCAGGGCAACACATCGTATCTTTGCCCGGTCAAGTCCAATTTACTCAGATGTCGATGAGTTCAGTGGATATGCAGTTTTTGGAGAGCCGCAAATTTACGGTCAGAGAGATTTGCCGTTTCTTCGGTGTGCATCCATCGTTTGTTTTCGACGATACCAGCAATAATTACAAATCGGCTGAAATGGCCAACGTGGCATTTCTCAATAACACCCTCAACCCTATTTTGCGGAAGATTGAGGCCGAGTTGTTGCGTAAGTTGGTGGCCCCGACGCTGGCAACCAAGCGAAAGTTTGAGTTTAACCGCCAATCGCTTTATGCGTGTGATTTGGAGAGCAGAGGCAAGTATTGGAAGCAAGTTATTGAAACGGGATTGTACACCGTCAATGAGTTGCGCCGTGAAGAGAACAAGCCCGATGTGGAGGGTGGCGACACGGTGTTGGTATCTGCCAATCTGAAATCCATTACCAATCTGGCCGCAGAGGGAGAACCGACACAGACAGAACCCGATAAGAACCCCGACGATAACAAGAAAAAGGAGGACAGCGAAGATGAAGAATAAGAACCAAATAATCAGACGGCAGATGTTCACGGTTGCAAGCCTGCAAGTACGTGAAGCCGCCGAGGGCGAGGCCCCCAGCCGAATTATTGAGGGGTACGCCATTCTTTTCAACGTGCCATCCGCTCCATTGTGGGCAGATGAGGACAGCGAAGCCAGAGAGGTGATTGCCGCAGGTGCAGTGACCAAAGAACTGTTGGACGGTTGCGACATCAAAATGACGATGTTTCACAATCGGCAGTTGCTTTTGGCACGATCAAACAAGGGCGCAGGTACATTGACGTATGAGGTTGACGA